GTTATAATATAGATAATGAAATAAAGGAGATGAAATAATTATGAAAATCAGAACATTTACTGATTTCAAAAATCTTAAAGTAGGCACATTGATTTCTGACTACACTGGAATATATGAAGTTGTTCGTGCTTTCCGTGAATATAATTCATGCATCGGGCTTTCAGAGGTAAAGTTTGTTTATGACGGGAGCAGTGATTACACGCTCGGAACAGAAAACCCGAATGTAACTTTTTCTGACATAAAGGGCGCAGAAATTATTTGATAGTAAAAATAAAGGAGCAGAAAAATTCTGCTCCTTTTGATTTTAGAGAAAATCATCAATAATCAAGAGTGTATGCAATTGTCGGCAATTCTCTCATATAATCTTCGTTTTCGCCTGAGCCTTTAAGAATAGGATATATTCCGCCGTTCTCAAAAATCGGAATCACATTTCCATTGTCAATTACTGGCGAATCGCAACCGTCATCATAGTTTGCTCGGAATGATGTTAAAATGGCTGGTTCATCATTTGTGTTTATTTTGCTACGCAATTTCAGTGCAAAACTGTCGCCGTCAAATCTATTCACGGCAAATGTTGCGTCATTAGGGTCTCCGCTTAAAATATATAATGGTGTTGTAACATCGCTTGTGGTTTTATTGAGGTAGAACGAAAAATTATTCTTGTAATCCGTCATATACACGCTGAAAAATGCAAACATTGCATTATTGAATTGCACGGTACACCAATTTTCAAAGTACAAGTTAGGGTCGGGCGGATTAACAATTGTGGACTTATGACACCAAATCATCGGTTTGCCCTCTGCCGTATAACGCACGGTGTAAAAATCAGAAAGAGCATCATAATTTTTTGCTGACTGATTAATAGTTGGATTTTTTCCAAATTCTAACGGAATCTGTGTAGAGATGAAAGAAATGTCACTCCTGACGGGAACAGTAATAGACTGCATCGCTCCCCCGATAAAATCAGTAACACGCTTAAAATAAGCCCCTGTGTTTTCGAGAAAATAACGAGGAATGTTTGTAATGTCATAACAGCGAATGTTAGTGATTGAGATATTTCCAGCTTTTGAACCGTCATCCACGCCCACCGTCCAGCGTAGTATATTTGAATACTCAAACATGTTCCACCATAAATGTTCCGCACCGTCACTATTCAATTTAGTAGTCGGATAAATAACATTGTTCGCATTCGTAAACATTACGCCATTTTCATTTGTAGTTTTATATTTAAGACTGATTAAATATTTGTGCCCGTTAACTAATGTAAATTTATTCGGACTTGCTGAATGAATAAACATATATGCGCTTTTTGTTGCATCTTTTGCTGAACCCATTGTTAGCCAAGCCTCGGAATTTTCAAAAGTACAGTCAAATGAACAGTTTCCGCCATAGACAGTGTTGTTTGATGCTCCTGCATTTGTAGTACCCGCAGTAAAAAGTGAATTGTTGCACTTTTCATCTAATTTGATAGTGTCGGTTGTACTTCTGATTCTGCCGTAAGTGTCAGCCGTTACATTTGAAATGTTGTTAGTAGTGCCGTTCTGTTTATTTCGTGAATCAATGTATGGAATATAATTGAGAACATTTTTTCCGTGCGTATTGATATCGTGAATGCAGTTGTATGTGACATTACACCAGTTCAAATTTAATTTTAAACCTGTAGTATTGATGCTGCCTTTAACGCTTGTGTTCTCTGCATAAATAACACCGCCGTTTGAGCGAATTGCATAATCGGGGTTAATGTACCAGCAGTAAGTGTCAAAATCGCCGTTGAAATTTGCTGTAGGCTGATTCGTGAAAAGTGTATTAGTAAAAAAATTCGGAATATTGTATAAACAATATACGCCGATATAAAAACGGTCACAAGTCAAGTTGGAAAAATAATTGTTTCCTGTAGTAAGAACGCAACAACTATGCTTTAACTGCCGAACGCACGCCGCATTCCACGGGTGAAGACCTGTAATTTTGTTGTCCCCCTGCGTAATTCTTGCGCCAACGATGCAGTCAACAGAAATGCAATCATCAATAAAGCTATCGCTCACACGCATTTCAAAGCCTACGCACTGCGTTTTGACTAAATCAATTTTTCCGTCAACCATTGATTCACCACGGTTATGCTCGGGGAAAACATCTTTTAACGGGTCATTCCAGTTATCATCGGATACTCCGTCATCGTTCGGGTCCATTTTTGCAACGATGTCATCATCGCCGTTTCGGCGCACAAAACAATGTGAAAGCGTACTTTCAAAACCTCCAGCAAGCAATATTCCTCGTCTGCAACCGAAAACATTAATATTTGAAAATAATGTTCCAGCACTATATGGAATATATAATCCAGTATGCGCTTTTTCATGATTACACTCAATCACAACATTTGACAAAGTTGTTTTTGCATGATGAATATAACTGCCGTTTTCTGTGCCTGTTGTTTTATACGAAAGAACATACTGCATCTTATCAGCGATAGCCGTAATTTTAGCGCCGTTGAAATCGACAAGACCGTCACTATTAGGCACTTTTGACATGTCAATATCAATTGGAGTAGCAACACCGTAATTTTGATATCGTGTACCTTTAAAAGTAAAATTTGACGGATTCTTGAAACAGCAGTCAAGCGCTTTCTGTAAAGCTACACTATCATCAGTTACGCCGTCACCCTTTGCGCCGTAAATTTCGGGCGTAATAACTTCATTTACATTTGTCGGCATTAAATATAAGCCGTTTACGGTTTCGATGCCTGAAATTGGTGCACTTTGCATAACCTGAAATGTACATGCTCCACCGTCACCCACTGAATAATAACCGTTTGTATGAACTGTTTGACCGACTGAAAAATGATACGCAAGAGCGTTTTGCGTGGTATCAAAATTGACTGAAAAAAAGGGCGTGATATACTTTGCAAGAATATCATCAAAATATCCATCACTTGCCATTTCGTCAAGTTTCTTGTTGACAGAATCCTGTACGCCACGGTTGAAATATTCATCGAGTAACTTTGCAAGTTCGTTGTAAAGTTTATTAAGTTCTGAAACATCTTCGCCCAGTTTGATAACATCATCACGCAAGCCGTTCACATATGTTACAAGTTTGCAAAGCACTTCATAATAAGAAAGCGAATCGTCATATACAAGCGGTAGAACTTTTTGACACCAAAACATGAACGGCGCTGAGGTCTGCGGAATAGGTAAATTGATTGACATTTAAAAATCACTCCTTTAATAAATCGTCATAAATAAGTCAGATAATTCATCAAGAATCATTGCATCAATGTTCAAGAAAGTTCTTCTAAATTCATTTAACATCGCTGAATATGTTTGCGCACCTCTTTTTCCGAGGATATTTTCAACATAATCTTGCGTGTTTGTGATATTTGTGTTTGAAGTAACATCACCCGATGCAGTTCCTTTTCTTGATGAATCCACATTGTCAGTTGAATTAAAAGTTTTATCTTCTGTTGTTGATTCGGTTTCTGATGTTGTTTCTTTGTTTGTTGCTGAGTTTTTAGCTGTGCTTTTTGTGGTGTCAGTTGAAGATGAAGTCAGTTCACCTGATGAAGTTCCTTTTGCGGTTGTTGCGTCATCTGAATTTCCGTGCTTATGCCTTGCATTAGTTAGGTAAGTGAGATTGTTCAAATTACCAACCGAGCCCTGTGGCGTGTCGGAATAATCATCATTATCGTTGTAGGTTTTTGATGAAGTCGAACTTTCAGAGGTTGAACCCGAATTAGAAGAAGATGAAGAATTTGTCAAAGTTCCGTCATTCTTATCCTCTGAGATTGATTCACCTGATGCCGTTCCTGATTTCGTTAGTTCAAATTCTGAATGCTCTGCGCTTGAAAAAGTATCTTTTTTAGTTTCTGTTTCGGTTGTGTTTTTTGTGTCTGTCTGTGAAAAATCCGTGTTGCCTGTGTCGGCCGTGTTTGATGTTGTCTTAACATCAACATCAATTAACGGATTGAATTTAAGTAGTTCACTTTTATAAAGCTGATTAAAATAAGGCATTATTTCATTCAGCTTATCATTTAGTTTTAATTTCCACACACCGAGAGTTTCAAACCCTATTTCTCGTAAATAATAATGACGGAGAATTTTCTTTTCAAGAGGAATTTTATAATCTTCGTCAAAAATCGGAAAATCAAAATCAAAAATCAACGGTGCAGATTTTGCGATTATTTCTTCGACTTTTGAAAGGCCTTGCGAATCTGTGTAGCCGCATAGATTTTCACAGATAAAGCGTAATTCTGTTGTATATTTACTCATCTTCTGCATCTCCTTCGCTTAAATCTGAACTACGATACTCGCAATTTACATTCAGCCCAAACATAGCGTTTATTTTTTCGCATGCCTGTTTTCGCATTTGCAATCTTGAATATCTGCTTGCGATAACTCCGCCCATATTGTTTATAACCTCAGAAGATATGAGGCGTTCTTTTTTATTATAGGTAATGTTTGAAATACCTAAATAGGTTAGAGCCTCGTTCCATATTTTCTCTTTTAGTTCATAAAGCAATGGAGCATTAAAGGGCGCATCAGTCTTTAGAACTGACAAGGCTTGCTGGTCGAATTTGTCATTTGCGAAAATAAAAGGGGTATTTCCGTCATATTGCATATACATGTTTTGCATGGTCAACCGCTGATTATCGTTGCATTTAATCAAAACGGGCGTTTTCTGTGCGTTTACATTAACATCAATAGTCCTATCAATGTTATATAATCGTTTAGCAAAAATTGTGACATCATCAACCGAATTTGTTCGCAGCATGTTATTGAAAATCGGAACACTGTTTTCAAGTGTCAAATGCATGTTGTAGCCATTTGAGGCATAAGCGGTAATATCTGTTGGAATGTCATACACATTAAAATTCCCGCCGAGCATACAACGCAGACACAAGAACCCGACAACATCATCTTTGAAAAAAACGGCTGAACCGTTTCCGAATAAAGCAAGTTCAAGAAATCTTTCATCAACTGTATCGGGCAACCCTGTCCACTTAAACATTGAGATTGAAAGCTCGGTTAATCGCCTTACATACAGCGTATAACTAAGGTTATTATCAAAAAATGATTCACCTGTTAATGTTTTTTTCTTCTTTCTCATATTTGTTTCACTCCATTATACTGAATTATCAAGCGAATAATTTCCAACCTCTGAACCGTTTTTCCAAAAAGTTATGCCGTTATTGTAAATCGAACAAATCTTTTTTGCATCGTCTGCTGGAACACTACCCTTTATCGTGCATGCGACCGTTTTAGTGAAAGTCCAGTGTGGTCTAACATTTCTGTTAGGTGTTTTCACTCTATGCGTAGCGTAGCCGAACTTATCGAAATAATCGTCAATCGTATGCGCCATTTGCGGTGTTATGCATTTTGTAGTAACAACAAAATTGAGCAGTCCGAGCCAGTAAGAAATAACACCGCTTGTCTGACCGCTTGTTTGCGAACCTTGCAATTTCGCATGTTCACCCTCATTCATCAAATTTGCAATTGCTCCGAGCGTACTAAGCCCAGCGCCAGCAACAGCGCCAGCAACATTGCCCGTCAATGCTCCGCCAGCAACGCTTGTCGCCATTTCATTTAATAAGTTCGGTAAAGTCTGTGTTTGCGTTCGTGCCAGCCACTGGTCATAGTAATTTGATGAAAACGAAATTGCTGGAAAAGAACTCATGGTGATGGCCTCGTCTGTGTTTTCGCCAAGATTTTTATAATTTGACGGGTAAAGAATCGCTGGTGAGCCGCCTGACATATCGCCACAAACATAAAATGTTGGTGTTGAATTTAAAAAATATTCAAATTTATAAACGGCTGAACCGCCCTGATTATTTGAAACATAAATGAATGTGTAGGGATATTGGAGAAGTTTTTTATTTCGTGGAGCATATCCTGAAATCATCGCACCTGAATGTGTTATCAATTTTTTAATAGTAGTCGGAGCTATGTTAATGGCTACCGTTGAATTAGCTACTATAGTTTGATGCTCGGTTTGATGTTCCGAATGCTGCCCGTCAAGGCCTACGCCACGCAAATAGTTTATAAGCCCGTCCGCATCTGTTTCAAATGAGTAAGTTCCTGACACAATTTTCTTGCCAAGCATTGTATAAACTGAACCAAGAATGTCCTCATATGTGTTCGGGTCGCATGTTGTTTGAACTACATAATTAAGTGTCAAGTCGCTTGTTGTTCGGTTTCCAAAAACATATTCGCCAACATTCACGGATTCGGGGACAAGATTTTCGCCTATTTCATCAGATGCAGAATGTTCACGCTCGATGAAACATTCACCGACTGAATAATTAAAAAACCATGTTTGCATCACATCAATTTCAAATGTGATTTCTGTTACGGCATTGTTTACATATTCTACCGATGTTATAAATGCATAAAACCATTTAGAGCCAAAGCCCGAATTTTGAAACATTAAATAATTACAATCATAACATGCATCAGCCGATAGACCGACACGCATAGTCCCTTTATTCACTCTTTGATATGTTTGAGCAGTCAAACTGTGTTTTGCAAGGCCTGAAAAATAAGCAGATTGTGCTGAACTTGATGAAAAATAAATCGTATGTTCATATGACGGGTCAAGCGGCACACTTGAAAGCAGTTTAATGTTTGTTGAGGGTTCAACATACATTATATAATCACCTCACTTGAAATAATGAATGTGTGTCAAGTGACAAAACTTGACACACAATTCAAAAAATTACGCTGTAATAGTAACAGTACATGAACCTGACTTTGTGCTGTCATAAGTCGATGTTGCTGTGATATTCGCTGTTGTTGCTGTAACCGATGTTGCAACAGTTACATGACCGTTAATGTCAACGGTTACGCCGTCAGTGTCTGATTTCCAGTTTACAATCTTTGGCGCATAATTTTCAGTTTTGACCTCAACAGAAAGCTGAACGCTCTGACCTTTTTTACATGTAATTGCTGTTGGTGAAACAGTAACAGAGGTTACAGACGGCACGGCTGGAACAAATACAAGAGCATTTGCAAATGGTGACATTGAAAATGTTTTCCATGTATGGTAAAAATAGTTCCAGTAAAGACCCTGTCCGTTGTAGTTTTCGGTAAATTCATACATATTATCGAAAATCATAAAGAAATTTTTGTCAACAAGTACGGCAGGAATTGCGTTGAGCGCTGTGAGCGTGTCCTGTGACGGCGCCTCATAATTCGGGTCGTCTTTGAAAAGGGCATTCAGTCTTGCAACATCAAGCGTGCCGAAACCGTCAATCAAAATTCTGTGTCCCATGAACTCAGCTTTTGACATGTTGAAAGCTGATGCCAAAACTTCAACATCAATTTCGCTGTCAAACTGTGAATTTACAAGTAAATACTGGTCGTTTTTGTCCGTGAAAGTCTGAACTCCAGCCACATTATAATTATTTGACATGAAGGTCAAAGCGTTTGACACACCTTTGATTTTTGTGACTGCCCCCTTTGCATCGTTTGCATCAACTGTAATAGCTGAAAGTCTGCCATCAAGAATAGCTTTCGCAAGCATATATTTTGTAGTAACAAATTCATCGTAATTTGCCGCCGTGTACATAGCATTCACGATTTTTGAAATCAAATCGGTGATGCCGTCCCATGACAAGAAAGCCTGATTCAAGTCCTTATTTTGAATAGTCTGTTTGTAGAATTTCTTATAATTCAGAGTGTGAAACGCCGCTCTGACATCGGGAATTTCTCTTGCAAAAACTTTGTTTTCGCTTTCTTCAACATCGTACTGGTGAGGATTCGCAATGTTCACGAAAATTTCTTCAATTGTTTCGCCAAAGTCAATAAGACCCTTTTTGAACATTGAAAGCGGATTACTGTACATTTTTGATGTAATAATCACCCGTGCGATACGATTTACAAGAGCGTTCAAAAATTCATTCTGTAACGGCGTGTACTGCATAATGATTTCGCCAATTTGGCGAATGCTTTCAGCCGTGTTGCTTGCCTTTGGCACAAAATCACGGTAATTTGTGCTTGCTGAATTTCGGATAGCATTCAAAATGTCAACGCTTGATGCGTTAAGTGTTTGTGTTTTTGGAATTGTAGGCATTATTCTTCCTCCTTATCATCGAATAAATCTTCTGTTGTGATTGTTTCGGGAGTTGTTTCATGAGTTTCATCATCATCTGCATCGTTAGTGTCAAAATTTACATCGCCATTGAAAAAACGGTGCATATATTTCTTTCGCCACGATTCATTCAATTCGTCATACCTTCTGTGCCAGTCTTCATTTTCGGCTGTGTCAGCAGTGACCGCCGCATTAAAAGCATTTGTCACATCGTCAACAAATTTAAGCGCTCTTTCTGAGGTGTCATCGCCGATGAAGTCGTGAACAATTTCGATAAATCCTTCAAGTGTCATATTATCAACCTTTCATTATATTATTTACCAACATTTGAGCATAGGTATAATCAAAGTTGGCATTTTTTAAATTAGTAAAGCGTTTTTCGCCATTACCATATTTACCACTTATAATATCGTTTGCAATTTTGTTATATTTTGTTTTTGCTGTTGCTTTTGCTGTTTTAGCTGATTTATTAATCATTTCATTGACAATAGATTGACAATAATTATAATCAATATTAAGTGAAACAAGTTTGTTTTTGCGCTCTGTTCCGTTTCCGTATTTTCCGCTAATCACATCACTCGCATACCGTTTATATATATTATAATATTTATCGTGAATATTGTCAATTGTTAATGTTTTGTTATTAATGTCTGTAGCTGATTTAAAATCAACATAGCATTCGTTAATGTCAACATTTCCATTGATGCCATTAACTCTACCCGTTGATGATTTCTGCCAAATGCAATAAGTAGCATTTTTGCCAGCGTTGGACGGCTTATAGCTATAACTTGCGACCCATTTGTAAATATTTTTTGATAAATCATTAATATTTATTCTGTCAACAAATCCACTAATCGCTGATGCGTAAACGCCTGACATGTACCCTTTTTTCTGCAAATAATTGCAAAAAATATTAATGCCTGTCGTCACTGTTGTTCTTTCGCTTGTTGGCGTTGTTTCAACATCAATAAACAGAGGGAAATCAAAAGTTTTATTTTTTACAATGTTGTAAAAAACCTCTGCAAGTTTTTGTGCATTTTTTGCAGAAAAATCACGATTAACGAAATAATAAGCGCCAACTTTTAAACCAGCTTTTTTAGCGCTTGTATAATTTGTTTCAAAACGACTATCAGTATAAAAACCGTCATCATTTCCGCCAGCTTTAATAATGACAAATTCATAACCTGATTTTTTAACTTTGTTAAAGTCAATTTTTCCTTGCCATGCTGAAACATCAATTCCGTGTGTCATTTTCTTCGTCCTCCGTTTCATTTTTTAACTTTTGCAAATACGGCGCAAAAAAGTTATTCAAACTTGGATTCACTTCACACAAATTTTCAAAACAGCTTATAATCTCCATAATGCAGATATAAATTGCAACTGACGGGAGAATCGGCAAATCAAACGGTAAATTTACAAAATTAACACCGTAGTCAATTCCGCCACAAGCAATTAGCGCAAGCAATTCAGCAAGTTTATGAAATAACCCTTTGCGCAAAATAGTGCTGTCAAGTTTTTTCTTGTAAATCGCTTTAATAAATCCAGTAAGAAAATCAAAGCAGATTAAAACAAATGGCACGATGTACAAAAAAATCAATTTTAATCACCACCTTTTATTATATTATAAAAGGGTATTGACTTTTTTGCAACACCCTTTTATAATTAAATTAAAGATAAAATAAATCGAGGTGAAACAGTACCTTTGAGTACCTTTTATGACGGAAACAAACTACTTTCAATGCGTGACATTAACGGAAATAAACCTGAAATTTATTTGTGTACTTCTAACCGTAGCGCTGGTAAAACTACATTTTTTAATAGGTATTTTGTAAAACGCTTTTTAAACTATGGTGAAAAGTTTGTGCTAATTTACCGATTTAAATACGAATTGGATAGCATTGCCGAAAAATTTTTTAACGGCGTAAAATCTTTGTTTTTTACTGAGTACAATATGAGCGCTAAATCTAAAGCTGGCGGAATGTACTACGATTTATTATTATCAAAAAACGCTGATTCAAAAAGTGAAGTCTGCGGATATGCAATTGCATTAAACTGTGCAGACCAAATCAAAAAATATTCACATTTGATGAATGATGCGCAAAGAATGTTATTCGATGAGTTTCAATCCGAAACAAATCACTACGCCACAAATGAATTGAATAAGTTAATCAGTGTACACACTTCACTTGCTCGTGGAGAGGGTAAGCAATGCCGTTATTTACCAATTTTCATGTTATCAAATAATGTTAGTTTATTAAATCCATACTTTGTAGCGCTGGGCGTGTCAACCCGATTGCGTGAAAATACTAATTTTTTAAGAGGTAATGGCTTTGTGCTAGAACAGGGTTACAATGCATCGGCATCTAAAGCGCTTGAAACTTCTGCATTTAATCAGGCTTTTCAACATGCTGATTATGTAAAATATGCCTCGCAAAAATCATATCTAAATGATAACACGGCTTTTATTGATAATCCAAAAGGAAAGTCAAAATATTTGTGTACTATACGCTTTAAAAATAAAAATTTCGGCGTTTTTGAATTTGCAGAAGAAGGCATTATTTATTGTTCCGATGTTGCCGATGTTTCGTATCCGCTTAAGCTTGCTGTTACAACCGAGGATTTAAGAATAAATTATGTAATGATTAAGAAAAATGATTTATTCATTTCAAATTTACGCTATTATTTTGATAACGGGTGTTTTCGTTTCAAAAATTTGTTGTGTAAAGAATGTATTTTATCAACTCTATCTTATTGATTATCACATTTTTATAAAATTAATGTGAAAGACGGGTTGTACTGATTGATTTCAGCCGTTTCTCTGTCGGCTTTACACACCGCTTTAATTTTTAAAAATGATTCGATAATACAAAAAGCACTTGCAATTTGCAAGTGCTTTTTAATTTTCATGTCATTGTGTAAAATGTCTCGGTTAGCAAAACGCCACCATTAATTTGCACTGGGCGCAATTTAAGAGGAACACTCAACCCAGCTTTAAAATCCTTTATTGTGCGTTTTTTCTTTAAAAATTCTTTTGCATCGTCATTAATATTAAGGTCAGAAATATCCACATCTTCTCCGATTGATTTTAAAAATAAAGTCTTGCACTGCTCAGGCATTCCAGCACATTTGACATTATAGAAAGGTTTGTCAATCGGTTTCAAATTTTCTGCTGTAATGTGTTCAATATATGTTTTCTGGCGAACAAATAAACCTTTATCCCAGCAGCTTTCAAGTTTCCAGCATAGAAAATTTTTATCATGAATTGTTATTCCTTTAATTTCGGCAGGGTTACAGTTACAATGAATACTATCAGTATCAGCATAAATAAAATTTTTATAATTTTTCTGCGCTGCACGAATAGTAAAATTTCTGGCATATGAAGTAATTGCACTTCCAACGGGAATATAAAAAGGTTTTTTATCACACGCATAAACACCATAAAAACCAAGTGACAAATCATCTTTAATATATGCCACCTTAAAACTGCTATCAGTGTTTGTCGCTGTTTTTCCGTATAAATTATTTAAGTATAGTTTTGCTAATGTTTTTTTAGCCCCTTTACTGTTTAATTTTATTTTTTTATATTTGTTTATGTATTCGTCAAATAATCCAATTTCTTTATCAAAATAGCAACCATCAAGAATTTCAAAATCTACTAAGTTGTAATGCTCTTTGATTAATTCAAAATCGGTCATAGTTAATGTTAATATTACTTGCGTGTTTTGCTCATTTCCGTTTATATCTAAATATTTTTTATAATATTTGTTTGTTTTTTTATCGTAAAAATCAGATGTTTCTAACCATTCAGTACTTTTGTACCTATATGTATTTTTAACTTGAATACATGGTAAAAACCCTTTTTTTAAATAAAATCGTGTTTTAATACGAATAAAATAATATTTTTCCTTTGCAATTTCGGGAATATAATTTCCACTCCAAAATGTGGGCAGTCCCACAGGGTAATAATTTCTGCTTTCGCTATGCATGACTGACGGATATAAGCTGTTAACATCTGCTGTTGTTCCATTAATATAAATTTTATTTTCGCACCCCTTTTTTAAATAGCACCAACCCCCCTTATACGATTTTCGTACATATTCATCTGCGTTTTTAAATTCTAATGGTACATTCATGGTATATTCAGCAATGTTGGGGTATAATCGTTCAATTAAGGATTTTGTCATCATAGTTTTGTATTCATTTAGGCAACAACTTCCAATTGTCAAACTGTCATGCTTTTCATTGAACATAATTTCAAGTGCCTCTTTAAGAACAAGAACATCATTTTTGATATATGCTTGTTCTTCGGGTGTAATCTCACACCCAGCATACCTATACGCGTCATATTTCATTTTTAATTTTTTATGCTCAGTGTCAAAAGATTTACCGATTGATTCAAGACTGAACGGCAATAATTTCAAGCTGTCACGGATTTCAATAATTTTATTATTTTTCTTGATGATTATATAATACCATTGTCCCATTTCGCTTATACTGTATTTTATACTATTATTTTTCATGTCCTTTGTTTCAAGCCAGCGTACAAGCGAACCGTCAGCATTCATTTTTTCATATGCTTGTTCATATTTCAAATCTTTGAGCAAATACGATAAAATAAAACTTCCGTCAAATTTTAAGTTATGAAAATACATTTTAATGTTTTCATTTAAACTGAAAAAATAATTGAAGAAGTCCTGAATGCTATGCATTATTTTAACATCTTTTTTATACAATTCGCAGAAACAAGCCGACCAAACTTCCGTGAAAGTCTGCCCCTTAAAAACAGTTGTTTCAAAATCGGCAGCATAGATTTTAAATTTTCTTGCTTTCATCGTTAATCACTTCGCATCATGTCTTGTTGTGTGGGAATTTCGCCGCCGTTGAAAATCATTGCTAATTTGCTATAACTTCCGTTATAATCTCGCAATTCTTCTTGTTTACTGGCGTACATTACAACATCTAAACCATTGTTTATAGCCTCTGCATTTTTTTCTAAATATTTTTCAAAATCATTTAAAGCGTTTGCGTTTGCATATGATTGCTTTGTTCTTTGAAAAATTTCTTTCAATTTTATTGCTGAGTTTTCGCCACCCGTAATTCGCTTGTGTAAATATTTCCAATTTTCAGCATTAATAATTTCATCAAGTTTATTTTCAACACTTGCAATAGCTGAATAAGTCGGCGTATATTCTTTAGTGTCAACTGGTATCGGAAATTTTTGTTGCTTTTGTTCTTTTCGTGCTTTTCGTGTTTGTGCCGCTTTTTTCGCTCTTGCTTTTCGCTCAATAGCTTGACCGACTTTACCTAACACAACTTTTCCAGTATCATCGTTTAAATATGTAGTTCCTTTTTGATAATAGATATTTAATTTTTTGATGCTTTCAATTCTCTTTTTTGTAATGCGTTTCGGCTTTTCAGACGGTAATATTTCTGATTTATCAAATCTAAACCCTCTTTTTTCAGCCGCTTTAATTCTTCGTTTTAAATTTTTAAGTGCTTTTTCATATTCAAGTTGATTTAATGTTTTTTTCTTTTTCATCATATCCACCAACCTTTTTAGAATTAAAGCCCCGTCAACTTAATGTACGGGGCTTTTTTGTAATCATTTCATCACTTATACTAACGAGCAAGTGATGAAATGCTTTCCGGCGTAGTTCTTGCTTTCTTTTTTGTAAAATTCGATTTCAAACGGCTCTGCTGTGTCAATCATTTCATCAAAAATATCAACAAATGATGAAATAGCGCTGTCCGAACCCGTGTAGTATTTTGTACCCGACTTGTCAACAATAACCATTGTTTTATAGTCCTGTTCATTTTCGGGAAGTTTTTCGTTGTGAATGCTCAAATAAGCATAGAAATCGGGAGCAATAACAAGTGGTTTCTCAGGCTCGACCACCTTGTCAATTGCAATTGCAGAGGTTAAATCTTTCAGCTTGATTTTTTCCCTCACGCTGAGTTCTTTACTGCTTTCAGTGATAGATGATGTGTAATTTGTCATGTTAATATCTCCTTTATTCTTCTTTTATCGTTGCTTTTTCGATAAATTCTTGTTCTGGCATTTCATAACACCTTTTAATTTCTGTAAACCCTTTCAATGCAAGATATTTAATGATAGTATTTCCTATCTTATGTTCTATGCGCTTTTTAAGAGTTTTTTCGTTTGTGATCTTTCCAGCAATTTCAACGAAAATTGTCTGTGTTGTAAAATCTTTCATATTTGCAACAACAACTTCGCATCTTGTCACTGAAATAGTTCTGCTAACAACTCTTGCCCGTGGCATTTTTTGCAACTCCTTACAATAAATTTGCAATTGTGTATTTTATTTCTTGACTTTGTAAAAGAGCAAGAATTATTAGTAAATACTCTGATTCCAACATGCACTACATCCATTTTTGCATGGAATATCTTTTAGTCCTAAGTGATGAGGACATACACCTTTAGGCGTTCCAAACTCATCCATTCTAACACTTGGATAATACCGTAAAAATTCAGATAAATATGTTTCTTTCGGGTGGGCGATGCTCCATTCCTGCACAATTTTAACAGCCTTTTCGGGGTTTTTTAATTCTAATTCCATGCATGAAACATCTGCGCCGCTATTTCTTTTATCTAACGGGCAATCTTCACATCTAATTTTACAAAATCCCGATTCAAATGCTTTTGTCATTCGATTTTTTTCACTCAGATAGGTTTTTGTTTTTGAGCAGTCAATCATTTTTCATTCTCCTTTCGCTTTAAATTTGCAGAATTTATTCTTCTCTCAGCAATTTTATAATAATTTTCATCACTTCAAGAGAATCACCATGATACAAATTAACCATTTTATTCACCTCTCTTTCATTATCTATATTATACTACAACTTCTGCAAAAATACAATAGCTATCTGCCAAAAATATTTAACAACAATGTACCTATTTTATTGTACAATATGCCAGCGAATGTGTGTTCGATTTTGGTACGACAATTTCAGTGCTTGTGGGAACATTGAGGGACGGCGATTTTATTTAAGCATAGCTT